GCGCTCGCTCTCCAGGCGCACCCGGACCCGCTCCAGCTCCTCTGCGGTCTCCCTCAGCTCCCGTTCGGCGATGTCCGCGCGGCGGTCGCTCCGGCAGATGGGGCAGGGCCCGGCGATGCCGTGGTTGCAGGCGCCTTGCTCCTCCTGCAGCGCGTGTGCTTCCCAGTCTTCGAACTCGCTCTCGTTCGCAATACTGCGGTCGGTCATGCTCCCTCCATCTCAGCCAAGCGGTCCCTCAGGCAGAGCGCGATGGCTCGCCAGAGGTCGTGTAGGGTGTCGCTTGGGCTGTTGGTTCCAATGGTGCCGCGCTTGTGCAGCTCCCGGTGGTGGTCACGGCAGAGCGGCGCGGCCAGCAGATCGCACGGCTTGATGCCGATGCCTCCGCCACCAACGAGGCGCCCCGTGTGATGCGCCTCCGCGGCAGGGTTGGCGCAGAACGCACAACGCCGACCCCGCACGAAGGCCAGGTGTTTCTTGGAGCGGTGGGGCGAGATCATGCCGCGTCCATTTCCTCGGGCGCGTAGAGCCCCAGGACCGCCTTGGGGTAGACCAGCCGAGCGAGCTTGCTCCCAGCCGTCTTGACCAGCATGTCCTGGGGGCGCTTGGCCCAGTTGCCCGTGTTGAGCCCCGCTTGCTTGGCCTGCTCGATGGTGTACGTGAACCGGGTGGGCTTGGGGTGCCTCTTGTGCTTGGTCTCCCACGTGGCCTTCTCGTTGTCGGCCTCGATGAGCATGAAGTACTCACAGTGCTCGTCTCGTTCGGCGAGCGACCGGATGAGGTCTGCGGAAGCCGTCGGTCGGCCCTCGATGACGTGGAAGCCCATCAGCGAGGTGGTGACGCCGATGCCCAATTCGCGACCCCGGAGCATCACGGCAAAGACCGCTTCAGGGGTGGGGAACTTGCCGAACATCCGCGAGTCGTAGAGCCACTTGCTCATGGCCTTCGCGCTCTCGAGGTCTTGGGGCTGGAGGCTCTCGTCCACGTGCCCGTACTTCACGAGACCCGGCTTGGGCTCCGTCTGGTTGGCGGCCTTCTGGGGCGGCTCACTCTTCCGCATCACTGTCGGGGCGACGTAGCCCTCTGCCGCCTTGCTGATGGGCACGAAGTCCGCTTCGCTCACCTCGGGGCTGTCATCGTTCACCATCTCGGCCATGTCTCCCACGTCGTCATCCTTTCCGTCGGTCTGCAGGAGCGCCTCCAGGTCCAGGGGCACATCCGTCACGAGCCTCACCAGGTCCGCCGAGAGCCTCAGTTGGTCCCAGTGGTCGGCGAGGGTCTTCCACATCGTCTTCTGCGCGGCGGTCTCCCCTTCGCTGGGGCCGGCGGCCAGCGCCTCTGCGATGCCCGTGAGCGAGCCACAGTCGTGGATGAGGGCGGCCGCCTTCTTCGGGCCGATGCCGGGAACGCCGGGGATGTTGTCGCCCTTGTCGCCGGTGAGCGCGAGAAAGAGCGGCATGTCCTTCGGCTCGACGCCGTACTTCGCCTTGATCTCGGCGGGTCCTCGGATCTCCCCCGGGCGATCACCCACGCGGGGAACGAACATCCGCACGGTGTCAGAGACCAGGCAGGCGAGATCCTTGTCGCTGGCGATGATTCGCACGTCGGGGCACCAGAGACCCACGGAGAGAGCGAGCGTCGCGATGACGTCGTCCGCCTCGTAGCCCTTCACCCGCGCGATGCGGTAGCCGTACGCGGTGAGCTTCTCCAGGGTCCAGCGCTTCTGCGCGGTCTCCTCTGCCTCGGGCTTCTCCCGGTGAGCCTTGTACTCGGCGTAGAGCTGCTGGCGATGGTACGGAGGCGCGTCGCAACAGACGATGAGGTGGTCCACGTCGCCGCGGACTCCCTCGATCTGATCCAGGGTTTCCTGAGCGGCATCACCGGGCTTCGCGTCCCTCGGGGCTCCGGCGTAGTTCTTCTTGAAGAGGTAGGACAGGTCGACCAACGCGACCGACTGGATGCTCCCCGGAATCTGCTCTGCTGCCATGATGAATTGAATCCTCCCGTACCTACAGATTAGCGCGAATGAGCCTGTTTTCTGCTGGATTCGCGATTGCGCGCGCAGTTCGCTCGCCCCGATGAAACACCGTCAGTCTACCGGCTGCTGCTGCGTGAGAATCGACCTGACCTGCAGCGGCCCCTTCACCACGGCAAAGTCTTTGCACGCATCGGTGACGCGCCGGAGCGCATCCTCTGCCGCTTGCTTGTAGACCTCCTCCAGGTTGTGGCTCTTCCACTGCGGCCCGATCTGGATCTCCAGCGTGACCGTGACCACAGCCGTGCAGGCCACGCGCCCATCCGTCGGCGAGTAGCTCACGACAGCCCTCCCGGAATGAGTGACAGCCTCGGCCTGGCCTTCACGGGCTCTCTCGCCACCAGGTCCCGCACGGTCCGGGCCAGGATATCGAGCCGCTCCTCGTAGGCCCGCGTCTCCAAGGTCTCGTGGCCCTGGATGCGGATCATGTCCGCGAGCAGCAGGTGGCAGTAGTCGAGCGCCGTCTGGATGTGACGGTAGATGCTCCGCTGGAGAAGCTCCTTTTCGAGAGTGTCGAGGCCGTCGCGGAGCCGGATGCGGGCCCGCTCGATGGCCAGGTGGTTACCGGGCTTGCGGGGCATGTCAGTTGCCCTCTCCCGTGCTCGGCTCGATGTACCCGAAAGTGAGTGGCCCCACGCCGAACCGCAGGCGCTCGCCGTCTTCGGTCTCGTGGAACTCCATGACCTCGTTCAGCAGCGTGACGGCCACGATTGCCTCGTGGAGCGTGTCGCAAACAGCGCCGGGGTGGCCGCTCTCGAAGCGAGTCCGGTACTTGCAATTGGTCTTCATTCGTCCCTCTCCTCTCTCGGTTCCGTCGCGTTGCACTCTGCCGTCGCCACCGCGTGGCCCCGGTCGTATCCGGAGCGCTCGACGGACTGGAGAACGTGCGCGGTCAGCAGTCGGCTCGCGCGAATCTCCTGGTGCTTCAGCATCCAGTCGAGCGCCTCGGTCACCGTCAGGCGCAGCGACGGGTCGTTCATCAGCGCCTCCAGCGACCCAAGCCCGCTCACGACGCCGCCTCCACCGCCGGAGCGCTCGGCCTCACGCTCGCGAGACCGGGCCGGCACGCGCAGGCGATCTCGCTCGTGGGGGTGAGACAGTCGCCGCCACAGGTCGTGCACCAGCGGCCGCACTCGTCCTCGGGCTGGACCTCGAGGGGCACCGCCCGGAACACCAGGGCGCGGTCGTAGTCGGCTTCCAGAGTGGAGATCAGGTTGGTCGCGTCCACCTCGGTGCCGGTGATGACATCGCAAGTCTGCGTCCACTTCTGGTCACAGGCCTCGACGCCGTCTTGCCAGGAGCGGCGGGGGATCCAGTCGATGCGGTACCTCACTTGCTCCGTCCCTTCTTCGCGGGCTTGATCTCGGCCGCCTTGACGACCACGGACATATACCGGCGCTCTGCCGCGAGCCGCCAATGTCGGAGGGCCCGGACCGGGTCGGCTGTCGTGCGGGTGGCGTCCATTTGCTCGACGGCTGCTTTCAGCTTGGTCATCGTGCTGTACATACTAGCAAACGTAATGACGGTTGCATGATGTTTGGATATCGATTCATCCGAATTGTGTTCCATAGGGAGTCACTCGGCGGCCTGCGCGGTGAGCTGTCGGACCGTTGTCAGGTAGCGGGCTTTGCAGCCCGCGGCGCGCGTCGACTGGGCATCACTGAGCCCCAGCGCGCGCAGCTCCGCGTATCTCCGTCGGCGCTCGGTGAGCATCAGCTGGTTAGCCGCGGCCCGGTGAACATCCCGAGCGGCTACGCGGGTGCGCTCACGGGCCGCGCGGTCGTCCTCTGTCTCGAACGATGCTCCGCGCCATGCCGCTTTGAGCTTCTCCCGAGCGTCCGCGATGTATTGCCGGATGCGCGCCCCGGTGACTCCAAGCTCTGATTCCAGCTGACCCAGTTCCTCGCCGAGCCAGTGGTGGCTGTACCAGGCCACGGCTTCGCGGAGCTGCATGCCGAGTAGCGCGCGCTTCAGATCGATGAGCAACTCCACGTCCAGCGTCGATGAGCGGCGCCACACGGAGGAATCCCAGTCGTCGTCATACTCGACTTGGATGGGGGTCATCCTTCGCGCCTGCCTGCCTGCCCTCCAGCGCTGAGCCTCGTAGATCATGCCCTGCTTGGCACAAACGAAGGCGAGGACCGGTGACGCTGCGCCGTACTTCAGAATGCGCTCAACGCCGATGCTGACCAAGTCGGCAAGCTCCAGGCCGTGACCCGGCGGAAGCTTGGACCTCACGATGCGCGCGGCATCCGAGATGGCTGGCATGTAGTCCTCGATATTCATCCCGCCTCTGCCGCGTAGATGAGGGTGGCCTCGATGAGATTCGAGCACGGCTCGGTGTCCCAGTAGCCTGGGTCGTTCACTGGGTAGCGCGCGCAGAAGCGGCCATGGGTGGCGCGTAGCTCGTTGCCGACCACCTCCCACTTCAGGCCGGAGAAAGGCCCCGTGCCGCCGGGGCAGTAAGCTTTGAGCGCGAGCCCCTCCGCGACAGCGTTGAAGACCTCGGCGAGGTCACCCTCGCTCCCCGTGTCGCGCGCCTCGGGATCGCTCATGGCAGCAGCGCCCTGTGAGTACGCGATGATCTCGCCGAGCTCGTGAGCACGCTTCACCCGAGCTTCCGGGTCGGTGGAGAAATGCTTTGTTGCCCACCGAGGCACCGCGTCGAGCAGCAGAGGCAAGAACCACTGACCGCCGAGCGCGCCGGATTCCTGCTCGCTCTGCTCGAGCGCCATGGCCTCCACGTCCTCGCTGGTCTTGCCAGCCCAGAACGCTTCGCGCTCGGCTCGGCGCCGGGCCTCCCTGCGCTTTGCGAACTCCTCGGGCGTCTCGGTCGGCTTCTCGAAGAGGTCCGCCTGCTTTGCCTTGCGCTTGCTCATTCCGTCCCACTCCTGCGAAAGCCCCGGCCTCCCCAGTTGCGAGGGGCGCTCTGGTGTCGGCGCCGCGCCTTGCACGTCTCACACTCCAGCGTCGGGGCCGTGGCGGGCTCCCGGCAGCCCTTCATGCACCAGACGTTGCCGGCGTCGTCCACGAGGTGCCACTTCTTGGCCATGTTCATCAGGGCCTCGTCGGTGATGGTGGCGAGCGTGCCGATGGGGGTGGGCTGGCTGCTCTGGGTCATGTGTGCCCCAGCTCCCGGTACTCGACGGCCTGGCCCAGCTGGTGAGCGTGCTCGATGCCGTAGCGCATGCCGTCGGACAGCCCTCGGTCGGTGTAGACGACGGTCTTGGCCGCGAGCCGGCGCCATGCAAAGCCAGCGTGGATGCCGTGAGCGCGCTCGCTCGGCTCCTCGTCGCGGAGCACGCCCGGTTGCGTGTAGAGCCCATGACTCGCGAGCGGCGCCTCTCCGCGCAGCAGGGAGTCCCTCAGACATGCGCGGAGGTAGGTCAGGTTCGCTTCCACGTCGCCCGCGTATGGGCTTTCGATGATCACGGGTGTCACGCTCTCGCCTCCTTCGCTGCCTTCACGGGTGGTCTCGGTATCGGTCCGTCTGCGCGCCACACGCCGGTGAGGGCGAGGGCCTTCAAGCGCTGGAGAAAGTCCCGGTCCCTCTGCGGCCCCACGAGCTTGCTCAGGCTGCTCGCGCGGTACTCGCGGGCGAGGGCTTCCAGGTCCGTCGTCGGGGGCAAGTGCCGCTCCGCGAAGTCCCGGTGCTCGTAGTGGAGCTTGAACGCGGTGGCGGCTCCGGTCGTGTCGAGGTCGTCGCGCGGGGAGGCGCGGGGTCCCGAGTTGGCTTTGAATCGCTCGGTCTGCGCTTTCACGCGCTGGTCGTCGATCCAGAGATCGAACCGGCGATCCCAGTCGCTGTAGGACCGGTTGAACTCCTGCTTGCGGAAGCGGCTCTCGGTCGCCAGCGGGTCGAGCTTGCTCTCCGCGCAGCGGGCCAGGTGGCGCTCCTTCGGCTTCCAGTCGTCGGGCACGAAGTAGGTCAGGCGCCGCGTGGGCACGACCGCGTCGAGGCCCGGCACTTCAGGGAGCGCGAGATCCTCTCTCTCGGATGGGAGGGTGGGAGCAGAGGGAGGATGGGTGGGAGGGTGACATCCTGTGACCGGAGGTGACTCGGCGCGGCCCGTGGTGACATCCGTCACGTTTGCTGGTCTCGCTAGGGTGACATCTGTCACGGCCTGAGCCGATCTCGCGCGGCGGCTCTCGCGCTGCCTCACTCGGTCGGAACGCCTGCAATTCTGCGCCTCTTCGTAGTTGGGCCAGGTGATCACCTCAGCCGTCACCACCCACGTCTTGGTGCGGATGAGCCGCTCGAGCCCCACCCGCACGATCTCGAGGGGCAGGTCCGTCACCGCGCTGATGCACTCGGCGGGGTCGCCCTGGATCGCGAAGATGCCGGCGGCGTCGAACTCACCGTCCAGCATCGCGTTGCGCACGGCGCGGCCTTCCCACCCGAGCAGCTTCCAGGTGAGGGTCTTGCGCGTGTAGAGGCGCACGTAGGGCTCGTCCGCGAAGTCCATCAGGCCTTGGGCTCCAGTTCCTGGGGATCCACCCGAATCTGGCGAGCGGCCCACGCCCGCACGTCGCTCCAGCGCTTCTCCGGCGAGTCACCCCAGACTCCCTCGTCGTTGACGTACATGACCTCTTGCGCGAGCTGGGGCGCGATGTTGAACAACTCGGCGAGCTGGTCGTAGTCGTAGGTGTCGACGCTGCTCAGGTCCACGCCGCGCGCCTTGCCCAGACAGCCGAGCGCGCAGACGGCGCCCTCCTCGTTCTCCAGGTCGCCCGTCACGAGCCGCTTCTCGGGCATGGCGTCCAGTGCAGCCACGAGCGCGCGGAAGAACGCCTGCCCGCGCTTGCCGCGGACTGCGCTCGCGATGACGCCGCGCCACATAGCCAGCTCGTTCCCGTCGTAGTCGTCGCTATACCCGTGGCGGCTCATCTCTCGCTCTCCCCCGCCACACGCTCGAGCGCGTAGATGATCGCGGTCTGGTTGCCGACCGGTCTCCTGTTCTTCGGGTCGTCGATCATGCGGAGCTTGATCTTCCGGAGGCGCGCCATGTCCCTCGGGTGGAGCTGCAGCGAGATGGGGGTGCGGCGGCTCTTGGGATCGTCGTCGGGCTTGGTCACGGGGTGCCTTTCAGGGTTCTGATCTGCGCTTCGATCGCGCGGATGGTCTTCACGCTCTCGTTGTCCTCGGGGAGCGCCCTCGGCAGGGGCAGCCTCAGTAGCTCGAGAGGCAAGACAGCGAGGGCGGACAGCGGGAGAGGCCTTGCCAGCCACCAGGAGCGGGCCCGGTAGTGGAGCAGGGTGCCGGTCATGAGCTCACCCTGACGATGGCTTGGGTGCCAGCCCGCACGCGTGGCGCGGTCGACACTCCGTAGCGGGAGACACGCTCGGCAGCGGCATGCCACTCGCGCTCGCCGAACCACGCGATGTGGGCCTGCAGTAGCCAGTAGCCGCGCCAGGACTGGGCCTCGCTCACGTATTCACCCACCAGCTGACCGCCACCCCGGCGAGGGCGAGGCCGAGGAGGAGGGTGATGGCAAAGCAGGTGGCGAGATCGGTGCGGGTGGAGTGGGTCTTCAATTGGCCCCCAACGCTTCGTGATAGGCCTGGGTCAGTCGGGCGAAAGCTGCCGCGTCGCCGCCCTGGTCGGGATGCGAGTTCCGTGACAGCGCCCGGAACCGGCTCACCACCTCGTCGCGGCTCGCCCCGCGCGCCAGCCCTAGGATGTCCCAGCAGCTCTGCGCGGCGGGCAGACGAGCGAACCCCTGGAACGCCCGTTCGAGTAGCTCACTCGCGCCGGTCCGCTCCAGCTGCCGCAACGAGGCGTAGGCGAGACCGACAGCACGGAGGTTCTCCCGCACGGTGCGCCACACGTCGCAGGCGATGACCCGGGGCTTGCCAGCCTTGTCGTCCCAGTAGACGGCGACGCCGGGGTCCTCGGGCTCGCGCATGTTGGCGAGCGGCAGCCCGTCCCTGCGAAGCGGGACATTGCTGGAGATCACGACGTGACGCGCGCGCCCCGCGGTCAACTCCCGCAGCAACTCGTCGCGCGCGCGAATGAAGGTCACCCGGTAGTCGCTGCCCTTGCGATCCTGCCTGCCCCGGCGTGGCCACCCATCGGGCCAGCAGAGAGGAAACGCCTCGATCGCTGCGCTCACGCGCTCCTCCTCTCCGGCGCCCACGGCAGCCCGCACCCGGGGCACACGCGCTCCCGTCGCTCACTCAGGTCAAAGCAGACCTTGCACACGAGCCTCGCCGATCGGGGCTCGCTGTAGACGAGCCGGCGCTTGCCCGTGCTCCGGGTCTCTTGTCGGCTCAATCTCCTGCGCTCGACCATCAGCCGGCGCTTGCACTCGGGCAGCCTTCGGGCCACGGCGGACAGCACCTCGCCGCCGCAGCCGCATTCGCAGAGCTTCACTGGCCCACCCCGAGCGCGCGAGCGGCTGCCCCCTGTCCGTGGTCACGGTCGTAGAGGCGGGTGTGCAACTGATCGCCCCGGAGATCGATCTTCAGAGGGCGCCCGTAGAGGTAGTCGAAGTAGCCCTCGGCTCGGCTGAACCCCATGTCGTTCTTCGGCTCAGGGTCATCGAGCAGCCTGCGCGCATCCTCGATGCTCAGGTCGCCGGGACGCGCCTGCAGCATGCCCATGCCCATGGGGCGAGCCGCGTTGTAGAGCTTGGCCAGGACCTCGGCCTTGTCCATCTTGCTGATGTCGATGAGATCGTCAGTGCTCATTCATTCCCTCTCTGTGCCGGCGGTGGCCGGGGTGGTCACGCGAGCCGCGTCGAGCGCATCCAGGGCGGAGCGCAGCGCCATCCAGAAGTGCTCGCCAGTTGCCTGAACCGAGGCGTGCGACTGCTCGGGGTCGTCGGTCAGGTAGGTGATCTCGACGTGATGCTCCCCGTCGCTGATGAAGTGCACCAGGCAGTGGACGTCGTTCTCAGCCAGGAAGGCATCGCGCCGGACCGCGAGCGCGACCAAGTCAGCGAACGTGACGTCGCTCACTTCCCGCCCTCCCGCTCATCGCGCTTGCGACGTGCCGCCTCGAGGCTGGCGACCCCTTGGGCCTTCGCTGCTGCCGCCTCCCTTGCGAGCCTGCGCGCTTCCAGCTCCCGGGCGAGGATGCGGACGGTCTCCCACTCCCCGGCGGCCGTGGCGCCCTGGATGGCTCGGGAGAGGGACGCCTCCACCTCCGCGAGGGCTGCCGCGACGGGGTCCGTTTGAGCTAGTGTGGGTGAGCCGGGGGTGTCCTGTACCCGGGACACCACCTCTCCCTGCCCTGGGCCAGGTTGGCCCACCCCCTGAAAACCTGCTGGGCCAGAAGTGGGGTGAGGTGGGGTTTCAGTGGTTACGGAAGCCGGTTTTACCGGGGTTTCCTGCTGATCAGAGCCCGTTAGGGACTCCGTGATGGAGTACATGGAAGGCGCTGGAGCAGCTTGTTTTCGGCTCTCTCGTTTGGGCGTGGCCCACCCTTGGCCCATCTCGTGGAGGTAGGCACGGATCTCTGGGATGGCCTGCCCCATGTCGGCGAACCACCGGGCGATGCCCTGCTCGTCGGCGTGGCGGACGAACCGAGAGTACTTCTCCAGCTGGGCCGCGGACTCGTGCCCCGAGCGATCCATGATCCACGCGTCCGGCATGCCGCGCCTCCGGGCGAGGGTACAGAAGCTCGCCCGGCTGTCGTGGACCCGGAGCTTGCGCGACCCCTTGGTGGTCTTGTGCAGCTCCGCCCGGTCGACGCCCGCGAGCAGCAGGTCGGAGAGGAACCGCTCCTGGACCGTGACCTGGTGGAGGGTGTCGCCCTTGGTGGAGTGGAACACGCGCCTCTCCCCCTTCGGGCGGCCGTCGATCTCGAACCAGGCCCGCATGGCGAGGTGCACGTCCTGCTCGAGATCCCAGAAGCGCGCCCGCTTGGTCTTGGTCCACTCGGCCTCGAGGTGCACGCGGCCGCGCTTGAGGTCCAGGTGGTCGTGCGTGAGCCGGAGCGTCTCGTCGATGCGGGTTCCGTTCCTCATCAGCCAGGCGTAGAGCACCCGGTAGCAGAGCGGGATCTTCCGGCAGGCGAGGAGCTGGGCCTCCTCCTCGGGGTAGAGAAACCAGAAGAGGTTCCGCGTCTTGAGGCCCGGCAGATCTTCGGCCTCGTCGGGCACCACGGTGATGAGCTTCAGCGGTTTGCGCGCGAGCCGGAACACGCTCCGGAGCCGGAGCAGGTAGAGCCGTCGGGTGTCGGGGTCGAGATCGGCGGGGACGAGCTTCTTCGCCTTCAGGATGTCCTCGCCCGTGATGGCCGCCATGGCCATGTCGCCGAGGGCGGGCAGGAACACGGCGAGCGTGGCTCGGTCGATCTTCCGGCCCCGGTCGGTCTTGGCTCTCACGGCGGGGTTGTCGGGGTGGTTGGACTTCAGCCTGCCGCTGGTCCACTCCTCGACTACTTCCCGGAACGTGACGGGGCCGGCGTCCTTGGGCTTCTGCGCCTTCATCTGCCCAGCGACGGCGGAGGCCTTGTCGACCGCGCGCGCGAGCGCCTGCAGCTTCTTCGGCTCGCCCGCGACCTTGCCGGCCTCGATGAGCGTCTCGATGGCCTTCTCGGCCTTCATGGCTGCCAGCTGGTTGGCCATGACCTGCATCACCCGCTCGGCCTCCCGGGCTCGCTCGAGCGCGCCAGTGCTCTCCGGGTCGATGTGGATGAGCAAGCGCTCGCGCAGCTGCTTACCGGCGGCGTCGCGCCCAATCCGCAGGCGCGTCTGGAAGGCCCGACCCTTGGGGGTGACCGTCATTTGCCACCTGCCAGTCGCTCGAACCACTCCCGCTCGAATACCCCCGTCTCATCGTCGGGTGTCTCAGCGCGGGGCAGCGCCTTGACCGGCGGCATCGCGGGCGGGGGGAGGGTCTCGGGGAGCTTCCCGCTGTCGACCATCACCCGGTTCTGTCGAGAGATCTCCTTGTCCAGGGCGGAGGCGCGGATGAGCCACCTACCCGTGGTCGCGTCGTAGTAGGCATCGGAGGAGCCCTTGCGAATCAAGCGCTTGCAGGCCTTCACGTGCCGGTTGCGGCCGATGGAGTGGTCCTGATCGATCCACTGGCCCTGGCCCAGCTCGGCCATCAGCTCCTCCTTGAGCTCACGCTTCAACTCCGCCATCAGAAGCGGAAACTGATCGAGGACCCCAGCCATCGGTGTTAACCCTCCCGTAACGATACTGGTACCGTGCCGTGACGGAATGCCACAAGCCCCTTCTGCGAGAAGTGACGCGATTGGTACGCACGTGTGCGACATGCGTAACCTTGACGCGGCGAGCAATGTCCGTCAAACCAACTACAAGACGGTTGAACATATTGTATTCCACATGCCCAATCAGCGCGATGCGGTTCCTGCAACAAGATATTGGTACGTCAAAGTCACCCCTGAGGAGCATGACGAGGGCAACGAGCAGGCGGACGCGTGCGAGCGCTCGCTCAGCAATTACGTGCGCTGGCTGGTGAAGCGCGACCGGCCCCGTCTCATCGAGGCGGGTCTGCTCATTCCCGAGGTGAAGCCATCGAGGCGCCCACCGAAAAAGAAACGGTGACCGTCCCGATTCGGATTAGCGTGAGCGAGCGAGCGATGCAGGGAGCAACACGAGTGTCTGAAAAACTGGACGTACGCCGTGCGGGAGATCTGGACCACGTTCACGGACGAGCAGCGCCACCGGCTGAAGACGAACGCGAGCGTCCTCGCATCTCAAGAGGAGTGGGACTGATGACAACCCCCGAGACCCTCACCGAGGAAGAGCGCGCGCACATCCGGAACGCGCTCGCGACCGCGGGCGATCCGTTGACTCCATTCGGCGATGCCGTGGCCAAGATCCTCCGCATCCACGACGCGCAAGCGGCCCGGGTGAAGGAGCTGGAGCGCGGATGGGCAGCGCAGATTCGCGACCTTGCTCCGCGCATCGGCCTCCGCGCGCTGGAAGGCGTACCCGAGGAGGTGAAGGCGCTGCTCTCTGGACCGCCAGACTGCCCAGCATGCGGACCTGACCCCTGCACACCGTCGTGCCCGGAGCGGGAGTGGCGCTACGGCAGGCCTCCCGGTTGACGCTCCCCGCCCCCATCGTTAAGCTACGCGGGCACGCATCCTTCTGGGATGAACAGGAACGCCCTTATGTGAACCCTCCTCAACGCCCCGGATTCGGCCTTAGCCCCACTCGGTGGGGACGTAATACTGGACGGGTCCGGGGCGGTACCTCGGGGGTCACTGCCTGCGGGCTGGCAACAGGGTCGGTGCGTACGGCCTTCACCGTGTCAGCGCGCGGGGCAGAGGCTCCTCAGGAGACGACAGATTCTAAAACAGGGGGCAGCCCGGCCATGAGTAGCCCCCAACACGTGAAACCTAGCTAGCGCCAAGCGGGCGCCGCCCGAGTCTCCCAGAGGAGAGCAAGCGGCAGAAGCCTCACCGGGATGTGCCCTCGGTGAGGCAGGCGCATCGAGGAGCCATGGCCATCCCCACCATCCACCACGTAGACCAGCCCGACCCCGGAGAGTGCCCGTGCGGTCCCCGTCTCTGCGCGCGGTGTGCCTACCAGCTGCAGAGGCTCCAGGCGGAGAGCGACCTGAAGCGGTGGGTCGCGGCGTTCGGCACGGTGCCGGATGAGAGGGCGCCCAAGCGGGCTACCTCATCTTGAGCGGGCCGATCTTCGGCTTCTTCGGCGGAGGCGGTAACCTGCTCGGGTGAGTGAGCGGGATCGGGTCGGTCTTGTCGAGCTCGTCGAGCGCGTGCGGGAGCTTGCCCCTGCGCGCCTCCCGGACGAGCTTGCGCCCTGCCCCGATCAATTCCCCAGCGCCCTGGACGATGCCGAGGGCGTGGTAGATGCCGCGCGCGATGACGGTGAGGAGGCTCATGGCGCGGTAATCCTGGTGAGCACGCCGTCGACCCAGACCCAGCCGGCGGCGCTCCGGCGATCCATCTCCGCTAGCAGGTCATCAAAGCTCACGCGCGCTCGCTCACCTCGGGCCAGCCACTCCTGATAGCGGCGAGCCTGACGCGCTTGCCGGCGCCTGCGCTTCTCCCGGGCCTTCACCGGTCCTGGCTCCCGAGCAGCGGCAGGGTCGGGATATCGAGCGCCAAGGGGCAGCCCGTAGCCCCGACGCGGTAGAACTTGCGACCCTTGAGATAGCGCAGCCCCGCACGGACCGCGTTGCCCACGTTGCCTCCAACCACGCTCGCTATCAGCACGCCGTCGATGGTGGCGAGGCCCGTGACGATGTCCACATGCCCGGTCCCGTCCGGGTGATGGACGCAGCAGAGGTCTCCCGGGAGCGGAGAGGATGTCTCGGGGAACATCGCGGCCAGCCTCTGGACGCTCGCCTCCCGGGCTTCGATCCTGCCCGCCCGAAGGCACATGCTCGCGAAGGCCGCGCACCAGGGATCGCCCGGCTCCGCCTTGCATGCCTTCAGCCACGCGTCGATCTCGGGGCCGCTATTGGGCGCAAGCTCCACGGTGCCGACGAAGCGGAGCCCCATGAGCACGATGTCTTGCCGGTAGCCGGGCAGCGCCTCGAGGTCGAAGGCCCATTGCGTTCTCGCCCCCCAGTCGCCGTCGGGTAGGAGCTTCTGTCCGTCGGGGCCGACGTGCAGGCGTTGGAACGCGGCGACGTGCGCAGGAGTGAGGCTCACGAGAGCCATCCCCACCAGACGTAGAACGCCACCATGAAGACGTACCAGGCCCACTCCGCGCGCGACGGCGGGTGCTCGCGGAACATCTTCCACCAAGCCCGGTAGAGGCGAATAATCACTGCCCCACCAACCCCACGACCAGCGCGATGAGGTCCGCGTACTCGGGCCAGAGCTTGGCGAGGGCCGCCCCGAGGGCAGGCAGGACCACGAGTAGGCCCGCGTACTTGCCGAGCAGGACGCCCACGCCCACGGCCTTCTGCTTGCGCGTGGGGGGCACGCTGGAGCGTTCGAGGTTCAACTCTGCCAGGTCGGCGCGCTCGATGGCCGCGTTGCGCTCCCGGCGGATGCGGGCCAGGTCCTTGCGCAGCTGCATCTCGACCGGGCCCATACCGATGCCGGGCTCGGTCTCGATGTCGTTGGCGGTGATCTGGATGAACCCCTGCGCGGTAGAGGCCTCACCCTTGGCAAAGACGCACTGGCCCGGCCTGCAGCGCGTGTCATGCGCGGGGCAATCGGGCGCGATGCCGACGGACTTAGGCTCACCGCGCACCGGCATCGCTCGCCTCCTGCCGGCACGCCCGTAGCTCCGTGGCCAGGGTCCTCACATCCCCGAGGGTGAGCGAGTCCGGGTCCTCCACCGCCGAGAGGGGCAGGCGACTGACCGCGTCGAGCCGGCACTGCAAGGTGGAGGGGCCTCCGCAACCGGCGAGGGCAGCGACAACCAATCCCCCGAGGATGGGCTTCAGCATGGCCCAGTGTGAACCCGGTCCTACCCCTGGGTCAAATCGCACCCACCACCCAGAGCGTCACCCGGAGGTGTTCCACCGAGGCCTACACAGGGATCGTAAACGCTGTCAGCCGTAGAGCATGGGAGCGCTTACAGTCAAGGCTGGCAACCCGGCCAACAAACGGCCATGCTTGCGGCAACGTGCGCGCCAGCTATCCGCTCGCTCGAATCCCCAAGACCACCCAAGGTAGGAAGCCTCCTCACCTGTGGGACCCGCTCTACCGGAGCAACATCATCTCCACCGCCTCCACCGGGATGAGCCGGCGCGGAGTCGCCCAGCGGTGCGGCATCAGCCACGGCTTGCTCCACGACTGGCTCGAGCGCGGCAGAGCCCACCCCGACGAGGAGCCGTACGCGTCGTTTGCCATCGACTACCTGCAGGCAGAGCGCGGGCTCGATCAAGCCGCGTCCACGGCCATCGCCTTCCGGGTACAGTCGCTGCTCGAGGCGCAGCGCGCGCTGGTGGAGTGGATCGAGAGCCCCGGGCCTCCCCCCGTCATGCCGCCGCGCCCGGACCCCGAGCGCGCGACCCCCGCGGACTGGGTGGACTACGACGCTGCGATCGGCGCCTGGCAACTGGCAGTCTTGGCCTGGAAGACGCCCCCGAAGGTGCCGCCCGCGCAGGACTTCGAGTGGCTATCGAGGGTGCTGGAGCGCCGCTACCCCGAGGACTATGGCCACCACCCGCACCGCAAGCCCGAGGCCGACCCCTCCGGAGACGCCTGGCTCGAGCGGCACGGCATCACCCATGGGCAATTGGTGCACATGCTGAGGGAGCCGCCGGAGAGCATCCGGAATGCCTTGGTGGAGGCGGGGGACGACGTGTATGCCCTGCTCGTAGCGGCGGGGTGGAAGGCGAGGGTATGAGCGCGAGCATTTGTTGGAGACCGAAGATTCAGGGACGCGAGAGCGTCAACACGGCCGCGCCCTCCCGGTTCATGGAGACACTTAAGGCGCTCACGGGGCAGCAGATGCCCATGACGCTGGACCACTCGCACCTATCAGGGTTGCGGGCCCTGGCGATCGCCTCGCCCGGCGAGGGCGGCTACCCCCAACTAGTGAAGGCCATCGAGGAGCACGGCGAGATCGAACTCACGGCGGAGTACTAAGCCGCCTCGTCCTCAATCTCCCGAAGCGCCTCCTGGTACGCCTCCTCCAACTCCTCGGCCTCCTGCTTTGCCCTAGCCTCGGCGCTGTTCGGGCGAGCTTCATGCTTCGGCTCGGGGGCGATCTCCGCGTCGCCGAAGTGCGGCATCGACGCCATCAGCAGTGAATCCCACACGTCGTCCAGGCAGCGCTCCGAATGCTTGGTCCGGGTGTCGTCCCACACGAGGGCCACGGCTTCATGCCGGAGGTCCATGCAGCGGCTGATGTGCACCCGCAGGTGCCCGGTCTCTAGCGCGCCCTGCAGGAGCTGGATCCGCCGGAGCTTCGGGCCCTTCATCGCCGCGCGGATGGGGATGCCCATCTTCCGGAAGGTGGCCTCGATGATCTTGCCGGCACTGGCACTGTCGATCTCGACCGTCGCGTCCGGGTAGACCTCCAGCTTCTTCATGAGGTGCTGCGCGAGACCATCCACGGTCACGTCCCGCATCGCGTACGCCTCGGGCACCCAGATCGTCGGCAGCGCCTGGGTGCTCTGGCAGACGGTCACGGCCGTCCTGTCGAGCTTCTCGTTTGGGCCTTCCGTGGTGGCGCCGCCCAAGTCCACCCCGATCGTCGTGCGGTCCACCGCGAACGGGAGCTCGCCCGAGTAGTTGTTCCGCGGCAGGAGCTTGTAGACGAGCGCCTCGAGGTCCAGCACCCAGGCCCCGAGGTACTCCCGGACGAACTTGGCCGGCAGCAGGTGCCAGTACTTGGGGTCTGCGATCGCCCCCTCGATGGTGACCCCGGGCGGCCACTTCTCTTTGGGGGCGAGGCCGCCCATGCGCTTCAGCGCCTTGAGGAAGTATTGGAGAACGTTCGGCTGCCAGGGGTTCTCGCGCGCGTCCCACGAGACGATGCGATACGGGTGCTCGGTCTCCCCGGTGGAGAGGGCGTGCCAGTAGCCCTTGGGGATGGCCCCGGGGGTGCCGGTCGCGCACCAGCTGCCGTTGAAGTCGAGCAGGCGCGGCTCGACGCACTCGTGGATGTCGTACTCGAGGAGCTTGGAATGGATCGCGTCGCACTCGTCCCACCCGGCTTCCACCCACGGGACGCCGCGGCGCTTGTTGCACTCGACCCGGTCTTTGCACCCGCGCATGAGCACGCGGTAGCCGTTGGGCCAGAGCATCGCGTTGGCCTTGCGGTACTCCCGAAGACCGAGGCCGTACTTCTCGGAGAGCAGCTCGAGGGCGGGCACCAGGATGTCCCGCGCTCTCTCCGCCGAGAGGCTCACGAACACGCTGCTCTTGCCCGGGTGGGAGTGGCTTCTCCGGTGGAACTTGCGGGCGTGGCCGTGGCTCTTGCCTGCTCCGCGGCCCGCCTTGCCCACGTCACCGTGCAGGACGAACTCCCGCTGTTTGGGGAACGTCTCGGCCATGATCCGCCCCCAGAGGGGGGAATCAGCGTGCGCGTTGCCGGCTCCGAGCCGGAGGAAAGCGCCTACACGTGGGTCCGTCACTGGTTGTCAAGCGGCAGCGTACCACAGGGGGAGGTCATTCTTGACCCAGGGGCGGCCCAAGGGTAGGTTTGCCGAGCATGCTCTACGCCGTGCGCTACGACTCCGAGGGCATCCCGTGCTTTGTGCTCGGCTCCGACATGCACGCGAAGCGCCTCACGAAGGAGCGCGCGGACAAGGTTGCGCAGGACCTCATCGACCGCACCGACAAGACGAACGTGCAGGTCGTCGAGTACGACAGTGTGCCCACCGAGCTACGGAGCGGCGCGTGAGCGGATTCACTCCACGCCACCCCCGCCCGCGCAGCACGCTCGGACCGCTGATGCTCCAGGCGCTCGGCGCTGCTGGGGCGATGATCACGGACGAGTACATCTGGAGCCCGTTCGATGCTCCGGTGGGCCGCCGCGACGGCATGTCGAGCCGGGTGCTCGGCTATGACCTGAGCATGCCCGAAGTGGGCCCCATCGCGATCCACGAGCCCATCCGGGTGGACATTGGCTGACCAGCACTGGAGCCGCCGCAAGGCAGACGACGGCGCGCCCATCCTGGCGAGCAAGTTCGCCGACGGCGCGGCCAAGTGCTCCTGGCGCCACGAGATGGCAGCCCGCGGCGCAGCCATCTACTCCAGCATCTACGGCGGCAACCTGTTCGACTCGCTGCCGTTCGACACCTACCGCAAGGGCGCCAAGGGCAAGCGCTGGGGCAAGCACAAGCTGAACCACGGCCGGGCCATCGTGCAGACGATGACCGCGAAGATCGCGGGTCTCGACGAGCCGAAGAGCCAGCAGGTCACGACCGACGCCAGCTGGGAAGAGAAGCGCCAGGCGGTGTGGGCAGACCGGTTCGTGGAGGGCAACTACCACGAGCAGCAGGGGTCCTTTCAGAACCTGTGGGACCTCGGCAGGCACGGCTTCAACCTGGCTGGGGCCAGCACCGGCACCGTGGGCATGCGCGTCGAGCCGGACTTCGTCTTCAAGCGCGTGAGCCATCAGCTCCGGAGCACGCTCAACACCTGGATCGATCCACACGACCGCGCCAACGGTAGGCCCATCACGACCGTGGACGTGACTTGGGAGAACCCGGAGATCCTCGCCGAAGACCCCAGATGGTCGAGCAAGTGGGGGAGGCACATCCTCGACTCGGCGGAGACCTGCCCTCCGCACCTGCAGACCGATGGGGAGGTGGACTTCGGCACCAAGCTCGTGAAGGTGATCACGGCCTGGCGCTGCCCGTTCGGTAGCTTCAAGGGCAGGGAAGCGCGCATCGTCGGGGGCAAGGCGATCCAGTGGGACGACTACGAGCACGACATGCCGCGCATCGCGTTCTTCCGCATGGCGCGCTGTCTCGGCGATGACTTCTGGAGCGAGAACCTGCTCGAGTCCGTCATCTGGGCGCTCGACACCGCCAACGACGTGACCGAGATGACCGAGCGGGCGATGAGACTGCTCTCGGGGCTCTACCTCGCCTACGACAAGCGCTCGGTGAAGGCAGCCGACGTTCGCAACGCGAAGGACGTGACCCTCCTGCCGTACGACGGCGAGAAGGGCGGGCCGCCCACCGCTGTCGCTTCCCCCATCGTGGACGGCTCGCGGCAGAGCTTCAAAGACGAGCTGATCCGCTCGGTGCATGAGATCCTCGGGGTCGACCAGATGCACACGGCGGGGCAGAGACCCGAGGGCATGACCAGCGGCCGCGGCGTGCGCATGGTCGCCGCCCTGTTCTCCGAGCGGCACGCGCCGATCCAGAGGGCCTGGCGCCACTGGCTCGCGGTGGACACCGCGCACCTCAATGTGTTTGCGGCCCGGGAGATCGGGCAGCACGAGCCCGACTGGCAGGTGACCTGGCCCGGTCAGGACTTCGATGCGAAGGTCTCGGTCAAGGCCCTGGACGCCGTCGCGGACAAGAAATACACGCGTCGCCCCTACGCGGTGAGCGAGCAGAAGAACACCCCCGGCGACCGGGCGGAGCTGGCAAACGAGCTGGTCCAGGCAGGGACCATCAGCCAGGAGCAGGCGGCGATGATCGTCAGCTCCACCTTCGACACTCCGAGCGAGACGAAGGGGCAGAGCACACAGAGACGCTTCTTCGCCAAGCTCATCGACCAGGCCCTCCACGCGGAAGAAGACGACCTTCGGGACCCCAACTACTGGGCCACCAAGTACCAGAGCCCGCCCCCGTGGATTAAGCCGGAGCCGGGCATGGTGCAGGTCTTTGACAGCTACCTGCAGGCGATGATCGACGACGTGCCGCAGTTCCGCCGCAATGTGCTCAAGCGCACGCTGGAGGAGCTGGATTGGATGATCGCGAGCGCCAAGCGGCAGGAGACCATGGCGCAGAACACGAACGTGAACGTGGACGCCACGCTTGGAGAGGCGGGGCTAGCCGCTCCGCCTGCTCCGGGCGCTCCACCCAGTGACCCGATGACAGGAGCCCCCAGTGACGTTACAGGCAACCCCGGAGGCAACGTCCTCCCCTTCCCCGGAGCCGAGCCCGGCGGAGCAGCTGCAGTCGGATTTTAAGGAACGCGTCCGCGCCGGCCTGGAGAAGGCGGGCCACACGCGCGTCGAGGAAGACATCCGCGACTCCGAGGTGCTGGACGATGACCCCCCGGACCCAAAAGCAGGCAAGGGCAAAGAGGCCTCGACCGCTCCTGCTGGTGGGAAGACTGCTGAGCCCGACAAGACCGAGACCAAGGAAGAGACCGAGCGCGCGGCACCCCAGCCCCGCTACGATTCCAAGTCGTTCTCCAAGTGGATCGAGAACAACCCCGACAAGGCCGCCGAGCTGGCGACCAAGGTCTTCAAGACGCAGCTGGGCGGCAACGCCGAGAGCTGGAAAAAGCACTTCATCGCGGCCGAGAACAAACGCCGTAGGCAGAGCGAGCAGGACGAGGCCACGCAATCGGCCATCGCCGCAGAGAAGGCCGAGGTGGAGCGGCTCGCCAAGGAAGCACGCGAGCCCATCGAGCCCATTCTCTCGCTCCTCGAAGCGGAGCAGAAGGAGGACTTCCCCGCGATCGACCGCTTCATCAAGGAAGCCTTCAACGTCGACTTTGACGAGTACTGCCGGCGCCGATTGCGTGGGCTCGGCAAAGAGACCGTGACCGAGCGCGCGCTGAAGCAGAAGGTCGCCGCGCTGGAGGCCAAGCTCGAAGGCGGGAGCAAGACCGAGGCGCCGAAGGAGAAGGAAGCTTCCCCCGCCGTGAGCGAGCGCTGGGTGGAGAAGGAGATCCCCGCCGACCACGGAGTGAGGGACCTCGAGGGCTGGAAAAAGAAGGTCACCGCCGTCTACGAGAAGAGCAAAGACCCCGAGACGGACGAATACGAGATGAGCATCGAGGAGGCCGCGCAATCGGTCCTCGATGACTTCCTCGCCAAGCGCACGCAGCGGCCGCCAGCCAACGACCGCTCCTCTCGCCGCCCACCCCAGAGGACGGAGGCCCGCTCCGAGCGTCGCACGAAAACCTGGACGGACGACGACGAGGACAAGACCCCGGCGCGGGACCTCGAGGAGGACCAGGCGAAGCCGGACGTGCTGGACTACGCAGCCACCACCCGGCGGGCGCTCGCGCGCGCGGCGCAGAGGGCGGCACGGTGACCTGCATCATTGGCCACCGCGACGGGTGGATGGTAGCCGACCGCCGCACCGTCTGGGGTGACAGCGCGCTCCGTCCCATGAGAACGGACAAGATCGTTCGCTACGGGCACGCGCTCGTGGGATTCAGCGGGTCCTCCGACTTGGTTCGCACCCGCGTGGATTGGGGCTCCGTAAACGTCACTAGCGACCCGCTCCGTGACCTCCCGCCCATCTTTCGGGACGCGCCCGAGCGCGAGTACAGCGCGATCATCTGCGCGGACGACTCCCTCTGGCTCATCAGCGGCCAAGGCGGCCTGCATGCGCTCACGGCGGACCTGTTTGCGATCGGCTCCGGCGCCGATGCGGCGCTCGGGTATCTCCGCGGGCTACGCGATGGGCGCAGCGAGATGGCGATCTCGCCGCAGGATGCGAAGTGCGCCATCAACTACGCAGCGGAGACGGACTGCTCCGTGGGCGACGGCTACCAGGAGGAGCGACTCTGATGCGCTTCATCCCCTTCGAGCAGTGGGTCTCCCTCGAGCCCGCCCCCGACCTGCACCAGGACGCCAAAGAGGGCATCCACCTGCCCGTGAGCTACTCCCGCAGGAAGGCGGCCCCCAACACGGGTCGGTGGTTCCGCGTGGTGGAGGCGGGTGACGGCGTCCCTCCCTACATCAGCCCCGGAGCCCCCGTGCTCTGCAACCTGTCCATGCTGAGCGACGAGCTGGACGTGGGCGACGAGACGGTGTCGCTCATGCCCTTCCGTCAGATCGCCGGAGCCCGGATCGGAGTCACCACCATGCAGCACCTCGAGACCGAGCACCCCGTGATCCCCATCGGCGACTACGTGCTCTGCAAAGACGACGACAGAAAGCACTCCCTCATCCTCGGCAGGGACCCCAGCTCCCGCCTGCATCTGCCGCTCATGACGCTGGAGCGCGGGCAGAGGACGGACGAGGCCTACGAGACCCACGTGGACGACGACGGCTGGGAGACGGAGAACAAGAACCGCCCCAACGACGGGGTGAAGATGATGTTCTCGGAAGTCCTGGAGGTGGGCCCCGAGGTGCCCGCGGGCAGGCTGGAGCGCGGCGACATGGTTGCGTTCCGTCCCAACATCTGCGGCATCCGCTTTGACTTGTTCGGCATTTCCTATCGGTTGGTCCGCTGCAGCGAGAAGAACAGCGAGACGATGGGCAAGGTGCCGCGAGCGATCTTCGAGCGGATGCTTGACAAGGCGAGCTAGTCCCGTTCAAGCTTGTGTCACCGGAGGCAACTCCGGTGGCCACTCGGGGCCCCAGTACCGAGAGCCCACTCCGCGGGCCCAATAGCGAGACGCCACGTCCGGCGCAAGTAGGCGAGCCACCGACCAGGCCCAACCGGTCGAGTCTGCTTCCCTCTCGCGCAAGGACGCTCGCGGATGTCCGGTTATATCGACTCGTTCGCTCACGATCTCTTCCCCGACAAGCGGTCGATGGTGGCTTTCAGCCAGATCGGCCACCCCCTGCTCGCCATGATGGAGCAGCGGAGTCACAACAGCCCGGGTCGAAAGTACGGCTACCCCGCGTACATCCAGGGCCCCATCGCCATGGCCGGCACCCGCGCTCAGGTGCAGGAGATCGCCGACCAGCCCGACGACGTGGCCAACTTCGATGGCGAGGACTTCCTCGTCGGCTACAGCCCCTACAAGGCGGGCTTCAACATCTCGGAGCTCGACTACGCGACCACCGAAGGCTCGGGAGGCGTGCCGGACGGCGCGTACCTGGAGAAGTTCGCGGTCTCGATGCGCGAGATCTTCGAGAACCTCGGAGCGCGCAAGGAAGCCCAGTTCGTCTCCGCCCCCGGTCGCTCCCTGGCGCTGTCCACCGCGAACGGCGGCACGACCACGCTCAACACCGGCGTGATCACGCTGGCTGAGAAGACGTTGGTCAATCGCTTCCGAAAGAACATGCTCATCGAGGCGTCGCTGAACACCGGCGGCTCGTCCTCGCACACCAAGATCGACTCCGGCTCGGTCGCGTACGTGGTGAACATCGACCACGACGCGGGGATCCTCTACGTGTCCAGCTCGAGCGGCGGCTCGGTGGGCCACTCCGGGTGGAACACGGGCGCCGGGTCGTCTGCGATCTACCTGTTCGCGTATGGAGACTTCCAGGGCACGGGCGTCACCACGGTGCTCGCGAAGGGCTACCAGGACTGGAACCCGTCGAGCTGGTCGACGACCATCGACAGCGCCGGCAACTTCTTCGGCGTGAACCGCGGCAACGACCAGCGTCTCGCCGGTTGGCGCCTGCCTGCAGCCCTCGTCACCGGCGAGCAGCTGGACACGGTCATCGAGAACTGCCTCGACCACGTGTCCACCCTCTACGGCGGCACGGGGGCGTTCACGTTCCCGCTCTCGAAGAAGCGCTGGACGAGCCTGTCCCGCATCGCCAAGGCGCGCGGCTACCGCGTGCTCGACGGCAAGGGCGCGATCATGGGCTACAAGGCCATCGAGATCGTCCACGGTGACATGACCGCGGAGGTCGTGGCCGTGCCGCAGATGCAGCAGGACGATCTCTTCTGCATGGACATGAAGGACGACGGCTGGGTCGAGAGGCACCTCGGCCAGGGCCTGAAGGTGCTGAATGGCGACGGCCTGAAGATGCTGCGCAAGACGGCGTCCGACGACTACGAGGTCCGCATCCGGGACTTCTTCCACTGGGGCACGAACCGCGTCTGGCGCCAGGGGCGCGCGGACATCAGCGGAGTCTCGCTCTAATGCCGCTGCCCAACGGCTTCCCGCTGCTGGTCGATCCGGACTTCCGGGACGGCGGCATCGCGGTGTGGCGGGGCACGGTCGCGTCCGGCGTGGTCACCAAGCTCGGCGGGCTCTGCACGCTCAGCGACTTCACCACGGGCGCAGCCACGGGCACGTTCCCCAAGTGCAAGAAGGCGGTACAGGTCTTTGGCGAGAGCAACACGGACAACGCCTCGTCGACCAGTCGCCACAAGATCAAGCTCACCGCGATCGATGCGGGCGCCGGCACCTGCACCGTGCGCTGCGTAGACGAGAACAACGGCGCCACCGAGAACCCCGCGGACGGCACCATCTACTTCGGCCTTTTGCTCAGCTGGTAACCCAACATGGCAAGCGCAATTCAACAGAACCTCCGCGGCGCCACTCAGAGTGCCTACCGCAAGCTCAAGGCCGCGCTCGCGTACGGCGGCAACCCCGTCGGATCGAGTCAGGAGCTGGGCCAGCTCTTCGCCTCCCCCATCCTCTTCCGCAGCCCGGACTACTCGTTCGATGCGACGACGGATGACGCCACGATCTTCACGGTGTGGGACTCCAGCGACCCGCTGAACAACTCCAACGCGGAGGTGAACGGGGAGCTGTCCCCCGCTCTGCTCTTCCCCGCCAATACGCTCACCCCCGTGTACGCCTTCGGCATCGTCGCCAACGACGACACCATCGGGGCCATCGGGGTGCAGTGCCTGGTGAAGGGCTCGGCGACGGCGCCCACCCTGGTGGAGGCCTTCCAGAACACCTACGTGCTGAAGGCCACGTTCAGCTCCGGCACCGCTACCCGAGTGGTGGCCGAGAGCACGCCGGGCTTCACCATGACGGCCGCGGCGGTCGCGACGGGTCGGTACGCGATTGCCCTGCCCGTGAGCGTCTCGGGCCACATCACCTGCGGGCTCGACTGCGCAGCGGGCACGGTCGCCACCAGCGCTCTGCACGCGCAGCCCAACGCGTTCGTGACCTCCACGGGCGTGGGGGAAATCCGGACCTACGGCGCGGCCACCCCCGCTCTCACGGCCCCGGGTGACACCCACATCCTGCACGCGCGCGCGACCATCCGGGAAGGGAACGGCAACCTGTTCCGCTACACGAACGACAGCGCGGACACGGCCGACACCCTGCTCGCCTTCAGCATCAACACGAGCCCCACCCCCGACAGCCTCCGCCTGAGGGCCACGGGCATCGCGTCTGCGGAGCTGCGCTGGACGGGCGGCATCTGGCTCGGTGAGCGCATCCCGATCGCGTTCCGCACCCAGGTCTGACCCGCTCCGTGAGAGCGACAACCAAGGAAGCAAGCATGGCCAAGACCAAGCCGAAGCCCCCGCCGCCGAAGGGCAGCAAAAAGGGCAAGGGCTGCTGATCTTCCCGGGGCTGGCGGCGTCACTGGCGCCGGTCCCGGGGCATTTTCCCCTGAAGGACCCGGCCCCGTGAATCGATTCCACCTCTCTGCTCGGAGCGGCCTCATCGCTGGGGCCGTCTCTGCGAACGCCGTTCTCTTTGCCTGGCGCAACGCGATCGCGAACAAGCACCAGTTCATCGAGGCGATGACCGTGAAGTGGAGGACCGTGACGGGGTTCCCCGCCGAGCAGGAGATCGCTTTATCGGTGCTGCCCGTGACGGCGTTTGGAGCATCGCCCGCCAACTACACGGGTGGCACCGACCTTTCCGACTACACGGGCGGCTCTGCCGTCGTGGCGACGAACGCGATCAAGCCCCGGAGCAAGAACCGGAAAGACCAGAGCCTGGTCCTCCGCAGCCAGCTCGAGGCGGGCAACGTGCGCATTGCGTCCACCGGGGCTCTCTCGCACGCGGGTAGCCCCACGATCGCGACGCATCCCTGGATGGCCGACGGCTTCGTGGAGCTGGCCGCGAACACCGCTCTCCCCCGTGGGTTCCTGGATCTGTTCTGGGAGGCCCCCAAGCGCGCCGACGCGATGATCGACTACGAGTCGCTCTGGCCCATGCCGCCCGAGAACGGCTTCGTCATCACCAACCCCGTAGCCCTCGGCGCGACCGGCACGGGCCGGCTCATCGTCGAGGTCGACTTCATCGAGTCCTGAATGGACCGAGCGCAGCGCTACGCGCAGAAGAAGAAGCGCCGGGGCGGCGGGTTCTTCCCCGCGCAAGTGAGCGCCATCAAGGCCTGGCTCCGGCTCGCCGCGTCCACTGCCGTCTCTGCCGAGTGGGAGACGGTCGTCGATGTCCTGAACAGCAACCCCGCGGCGCAGACGGATGCCGATCGGAAGCCTGCCGCCGCGACGAGCGCCAACTCGCTGCCGGTCGCCACGTTTGACGGCACGGACGTGTGGGTCTGGCCGATCGCTGCCAGCAACCACTCGACGGACAAGTGGGAGATCCTGCTCTGGATCAAGCCGGCAAGCCTCGGGGCGGCGCAGCGCGTTTTTGCGTGCGACACATCGGGAGGAGCGAGCCTCAACCGCATCAGGGTCACCATCAGCGCGACGGGCACGGTCGACGTGCTGGTCTTCATCAGCAACGCCGACGGCAGGCAATTCTCGACCCCGGCCGTCATCAGCGCCGCCTCTTGGGCATTCATCCGCGTCGCCTACAACTCCAGCGCGACGAACGAGGCGGACACCGACGGGCTCACCGCGGACGCCAAGGTGCGGGTCTTCGTGGGCGGCGCCGCTCGGGCGCTCACGGGGGCCAACGTCGGCGCGGGAGGAACCATCGGAGCCCTGCGAACCGCCACCGGTAGCAACGTCGTCGGCGCGGCCAACGACAGCGACACCCCCGTCTCACCGCTCCTGAACGGCGGCCAGACGGGGCCCAACATCTGGATCGCCAACGCCGTGCTGACCACGGCCGAGGCAACGAACCTACAGAGCTTCGAGGCGCCGACCTGATATGGCCGCCAAAAAGAAGAAGGTGAAGAAGAAGGCCACCAAGCGGACCCCCCGCTCGGATGACGCGGCCTGCTACGCGGAGTTCATCGGCGATCTCTTGAGCGGAACCGTGAAGGCGGTGCAGCTCTACGACACCCGCAACGGGCAGGGGAAGCTGGAGCTCGAGTACGACGAGGAGGTCGACGACAACGGCGTTCAGGGCGGTGGCCAGAGCCGCGTCCTGTCCAGCGACGAGCCAACGAGTGAAGCGGTCAGCTTCAGCGCTCCCACTGCTCGCAAGGCCCCCGCGAAGAAGCTCACCCGTAGCAAGAGGTCACCGTGAGCGCGCAATTCTCGACCCTCGCCGAGATCGTCACGATGATCCAGTACCGGGGCAACCTGGACGGCTTCGAGCAGCGGCACCCGGGCGCGACCCTGAAGATCCTGTGGAACATCTCCTGGCAGGAGCTTCGCGAGATGGTGTCGTTCCTGGAGGACGGGACGTTCCTGCAGCAGACGACGCCGGCCACGTTCGCGAGCGTCTCGGCGACCACGGCTGCCTCGGGCGAAGTGTACTCGGTCATCGACTGGCCGCTCACTGCCGTGGCCATCATGGGGGTGCGGGTCAAGAACACGAATGGCAAGTGGCGAGCGCTCAAGCCCCTGCCCGCCGCGGCCCTGCACGACTACCAGTTCGACGGGCTGCTCAACACCAGCTCACCGAGCCCCATCGGCTACATCCTCAAGACCATCCCGTTCGCTGCTGGGTCCACGGAGACCGCCGGCAAGATCATGATCCTGCCCGTGCCGTCCTCGGGGTCCTTCTCGATCTGGTACCTGGAGGCGTGGACGCCGCTCACGAGCGACTCGGACAAGGTCTCGGGGCATGCCGCGTGGATCGAGTGGAGCGTGTGGAACACGGTCATCAAGGCGCGCGCGAAGGACGGGGTCCAGGACGCCACCTATCGCATCGCAGTCGACGAGCGGGAGAAGTGCCGGCAGCGGATCGAGCAGAGGGCCTCCCGTCTGTCGGATGGCCTGAGCATGGAGCCGAGGGACGCCCGCGGGGATGGCTACGACTCGGACCCCTACCTGTGGGATGATTGATGGCTCGCTCGGCGGCGTTTCAGCCCCTGAGAAATCTGAAGGGCCTGGAGAAGCTACCCGAAGCAGAGCGGGCGCTGCTCGAGCAGCTCAATGCCATTCGGCTCGATCTCGCTCGGCTGCAGGCTAGACCCGTCTTCACTGAGCTCAAAACGACCAGCTACCAGGCGCGCGAAGAGGAGTTCGTCCGGTGCGCTCCCGGCTCCAGCGACATGACGCTGCAGCTGCCGGCGCCGAGGAAGGAAAACCAAGGCGCGCGCGTCACGGTGCTGGTCGAGAGCGTGGCCCTGGGAACGCTCACCATCCAGTGCATCGACGGGCTGGTGAACGACGCTAGCAGCCAGACGGTGTCGCTGGTCTGCCGCATCGACTACGTGTGCGATGGCCTCGAAGGGTGGCGGAGCGAGGTGGGCCCGGGGCTCGTGGGGCTCGACGCGCTGCCGAGCGCGCTCGCGCTTTCGGTGCTGGGCAGGAGCGCCAACAGCGCCGGGACGCGCGCGGACATCCAGGCCACGGCCGCGAGCGGGGCGGTCCTGCGCGAGAGCGGCTCGGTCCTGGGCTTCGGCACGGTCGCCACGGCGGGCGTCGCCGCCAACGCAGTGACGAACGCGAAGCTCGCGCAGATGGCCGCGCGACGCGTGAAGCTCCGGGCCGACTCCGCGGGCACGGGAGATCCGACGGACGGCACGGGCGCGCAGCTGGGGGAGATCCTCCGCTTCGCGACCCTCCAGAGCGACTCGACGAGCACGGGCACGGTCGTCACCTACACTGTCGCCGAAGCCACCAACGTGGTGCGCTTCATCAGCGGCATCACAGCCTTGACGCTCCGGGGGGCCACGATCCCGGGCGAGACCGGCCAGATCGTCGTGTGGGAGAACAACGACGACACGGGCGTCAACCTGACCTTCAACAACGAGGACGGCTCGGCGGCTGCTGCCGGCAACCGGTTTCGCTGTCCCGGTGGTGCTAACCTGACGATCGCGGCCGGGAACCGCGTGCTCAGCTGTTACATCAACCAGCGATGGCGCATCATCCGCTGAACACAACGGGAATGGGAGAACGAGACCATGCATGGAACAACTGAGTCTTTGGAGTCGGGTTTTAGACTGGCTGCTGGCGCAAGCGCCGGCCATCGTGATCTCCGCCATCGCTCTGTGGTCCCAGAACAAGCGGATCACGGCTTTACTCCGTCGGAACGAGCAGCTCTCGGATGTCTTGATGGAAAACGTGCGGCTGCACTCCGACGAACGCTTGAAGATGACCGAGAAGCATGCACGCGAGCGCGAGCAGCTACAGACGGATCATTTGCTGCAACACGATGCGACGTTGAGGAACATTCTTCACTCGTTCGAGGAAGGGTTGCTGACCAGGCTCGGAGAATAGGCGAGCTGTGCCAGAAGCTCGTCCGGCGCCACCAGCAGCGCAGGCGAGCGGAGAGCAGCCAGTCCTGGCCCCTGCACCTCAGCCCGCGCGCTCCACAAGGCTAGGCCCCGCGCATCTCACTCTTGGCCGGGGGGAAACCAAGGGACGCGCAGGGCCTACACGAGAGACTGTAGCACCGTGCAACGCGCGCACATTGTGACAGGTTGCCCCTGGGGATCACCCCTGCGGGTAAACGGGCACCCCGGGCGGGTCTGCGGCTGGGGTGCGGCTCGCCTCGCCGGGAGCGTGAGCAGGTTACTTCTGGACGAACGCCGCGTCCCTCGGGGTGGGTAGACCACCGGGGCCGGCGCCCGAGAGGCACATCACGTCCGGGCCGAACGCGGTACCCTCGTCGGCCTCGCTGCCGCAACCGAGGTGCCGGGTGTCGCCCCCGCGCAGGAGGTGACCGAGCTCGTGGGTGAGGTTTTCGAGTTGCTGCTCGGGGGTGTTCTCCCCGTTCAGCAGGACCACGTCAGCAGCAGGCGCGCACCCGCCGAGCTGGCTGCCCACGGCGAGCTTCGCCGAGTCGACCCCGCACGCGTCCGCCAGGGCCTCGGGCGACAGGAAGAGCAGCGTGTAGTCGGCAGGGGTCTCGACGCCCACAGCGCCCCAGGCTTCGGCGGCCCCATCCCGGAGCCAGGCGTCGTCCTGACCCTCGGCTTCCACGTACCGGGTCTCGCCCGCGCATGCGGCGAGCAGCAGGCTAGCGGCGACCGCCGAGCAGACGCCCGAGCGCCGGAAAGAACCGGTGAAAGAGCCAGAGCCCGACAACCACTGCAACAACGAGTTCCACGCCACGGTCTCCTCTCCCCCCATGACCGGCTGCGCGCGGCATCCCTGGAGTCGCGCGCGCGGAAATAGGCTACAGGCGCCGTGTAGCCCATTTCGGTAGCGGGTAACCGCGCGAAACCACTGCACCATACGCCATGTTGGATCAGCGGCGGTTTACTCGGCAGCCACAACGTGCCGCGCCTGCACAACGGTGCGGCTCGCGCTCACCAGTTGTTTCCTGTTGGTCAAAGCGCGCGGGAATCCGCGTGGCCTTTGGGCCGGACCTGGGTACAATATGACCCACCATGGCGAGAATCACCATCCCGTTCGGCTCCGGCGTGCGGGAGGACGTGGACCCCCTGGTGATGCCCCAGGGCGGGCTGAAGCGGGTCGAGAACCTGAGGCTCACCAAGGAAGGGCGGCTCGCTCTGCGGAAGGGTTACACCTCGCTCGGTGTCACCTCGTTCACCGACGGGACGGGCAACACCACCTTCGTTCCCACGGACCTGATGGCCTACGGCGATCGCCTGCTCGCCGCGGGGTGCATTACCGGAGGGACGGTACCCGAGGACCTCTACGAGTACGCGGCGCTCAGCCTGCGGAAGTGGCGTCCCACCGACAACGAAGGCGAGACGCGACTGAACCCGGTCACCGGCGTGCGCAACGTGGGCCGCGTGCCGTCGCAGTCGGCGAGCGTAACGGTGTGCGACGTGGCCGCTACGAACGGAGCGGCCTGCCTCGTCTGGCAAGACGGCTCGGACACCAATGTCCACGTGTTCGATCCGGCGACGGACACGACCATCATCGTCAACACCATCCCGAACATGTCCGCCCCGCGGGTCATCGGGAGCGACGGGGTCTTCTACATCTTCGGCATCGTCGGCACTGCAGTCGTCCGGGCGAGCTTTGACCGAACCGTCAACTCGCAGGTCTCATCCACGAGCACGATCATCGCCTCCACCGGAGCGGCCATCAGCTGCATGGATGCGTCGTTGTCCGAAGACGGCGGAATGGTGGTCGCCGCCGCGCGTAACGCGACCCCAGCCGTGACGATCCGCCGGCTCAACAGCGCGGCGATCACCCTGCAGACCATCACGGGGCCGGCTGTGACGCTGAACTCGCTCGCGGTCTTTGGGCAGGCCGCTCGCGTTCACCTCGTCGCTGTCGAGACCGCCGACAGTCACGTCGATCTCTACACCTACGAGGTGGCCGGCGGCACACTGGAGAACACGACGCTCAACCTGGCTAGCGGAGTCGCAACCGGGCGACAGCCAGGCATCTGCCTCACCGGGACTCTCGCTGATCTGCTGATCACGTTCCAGCACACGACCAATCGCACCGTGTATCAGGTGCGCTTGGACCCCTCGACACACGGAACCTTCACTGATCGCCAGTGGGACGGCATCCAGCTCCAAAGTAAGCCCGTCAAGACCACGGCCACCGAGGCATTCGGCGGCACCTTCGCGGACAGCTCCAGTGCAACGACGAACTTCGTCGGCATCGTGGGACGCGCGCGCTCTACCGCTACCGAGATGGTGGCCGCAGTGACGGACAAAGGGGTCGCGGTCATCACTGCCGCATCCGCCCTGCCGCACATCGCCAAGGATACGAGCACGGGCAAATACTACCGCGTGCGCCTGGTCGACGACCCTGACGGGCGAACCTTTCCCGTCGTGAGTGAGCTTCTCATCAACGATACGGGGCGCCGCCAGACGGCAACCATCGATAACTCGCTCTACATCGCCAGTGGCGCGCCGCAGATCTTCGGCGGCAGGCAGCTGGTGGAGGCAGGGTTCCTCAACCGCCCTCGCATCGTGAGCGCGACGGCGAGCAACAGCACGGGGAGCCTCACGAGCAATACACTCTACACGCTCGCCGTCACCTTCGAGTGGTACGACGAACAGGCTCGGTTCCACACGAGCGAGCCGAGCGACGTGGTGGAGGTCACCATGAACGGCACCGACGACGCGATCGCGGTCGTCGTCGTGGGCCCCCTGTCTCTGCGCTGCAACGCGACGAACCAAGCCTACGGCGGCGCGGTCAAGGTCGTCATCTGGCGGAGCCTTGCCGCCCCGGACAAGCAACTCCATCGGGACGCGACCACCACCATCACGCCGGGCACCTTCGGCGCGAGCGTCACCATCAACCTGACCCAGTCGGACGTGGCGCTCGAGGACGAGGCGATCATCTACACGCAGGGAGCCTCCGGAGCCCGGTCGGGTCCGAACCCGTTCGTCTCCCCTCAGCCGTGCCGGTATCTCTACCCCTCCGGCGACAAGATCACCTCCGGAGGCCTGCCTCAGGACAGCCAGATCCAGGAGAGCCGATCGGCGTTTCCGAACGAGCCCATCACGTGGGCGGAGAACCTCGGTGGTCTCTCGTCTGCTCCCGAGCGCGTGCTGGAGGTAGCGCGCCTGGACGAACGGCGGATCGCGTGGACCGCACGGGCGATCTTCGAGTGGGGCGGCGAGGGCCTGGACATCAACGGAGTGGGAGACCTCGGCTTCGCTCGGAGGCTGCCCTCCCCTGGAGGTCTCTACGGCGGGGCCGACGGCTGGAGGAGCATCGTCGAGACCGCGGTCGGCATCTTCTTCCAGCTCGCCGCGGACTCGATCTACCTGTTACCTCGAGGTGGCGGGGCTCCGGTGTTCATCGGCAAGCCCGTTCAGGACACGCTCGCCAGCTACCCGGTGATCACCAGTGCGACGTACCTGAAGACCGAGCAGCTGGTTTGCTTTACGTGCAACGACTCGGGCGCGACGGACTCGGTGATTCTCGTCCACGATCTGGAGAGCCAGCAGTGGTTCGTGGACACGGACACGACGGCGCTGCTGGCGGCCTGCGAGTACCAGGGCAGACTGGTCATCCTCCGGAGCAACAACACCATCGAGCAGCAGGACGCGGCTCATCCTCCGTCGTCCTTCCTCACGGCGCTCATCGAGACCGGCACGCTCTACCCCGCGGGACAGGGCGGCGACATGCAACTCGACGAGATCCAGCTGTTCGCGGAGTACCGGGGACCATGCAACGTCGTCCTCTCGCTGTCCTACGACGACGGACAGACCTATCCGGTGTCACTGACCAAGGCCCTGACGGGCCTCACCGTTGGCTCCAGCGTGACGCTCAAGTGGGGGCCGAACAACATGCGCGGCGACCGGGTGCGGCTCAAGTTCCACACGACGGACCTCTCGGGCGCCTCCGAGCAGCTGGCGTTTCAGTTCGCGACCGTCGATTTCACCGCGCACGGACGCAGCGCGCTCCGCGCCACCACTCAGAAGGGTTGACGCATGGGTCTCTTCGACATCATCAACAAGGGCACCGGCGGCAAGGCGCAAGAGGTCGTGGACATGACGGCCTCCACCACGCGGGCGAAAGCGAACCTGCAGCAGCTGAACCCCGGCTACGGCGGGGGCGCGACCAAACCGAACCCCGCCTACGCGCAGTGGGTCCAGCGAAAGCAAGCCCTCGAGCAGCAGTACGGGCAGGTCTCCACCGCGGCGCAGTACAGCCAAGACCCCGGAGCCCAGCAGAAGGCGCAATCGATCAAGGCGCAGCTGGACGCGCTCGGCCCGCCGCCTGCCGCGGAGATCCCCGTGAGCGTGGCGGACGACGCCGCGGCGGTGAAGGCGACCGGGGACGCGGCGGCAGCCCAGCTCTCATCCGCCGGTCAGCAGCTCCGAGACACGGGGGCAGCGGCGGCGGCCGGGCAGCAGAGCTCGGGGGAGATCTTTCAGGGCCTGAGCAACGACGCGCAGAACCGGGGAGGGCCTCAGCTCCAGGTGCCCGGCACGGCCAGAAGCGACCAGAAGGCAGCGGGGGCCGCGGCGGCGGCGTTTCAGCCCAAGACCATGGGGGCGGGCGCGATCCGCGGCTCGGCGGCGAGCGGCGCAGCGGCCATCACGGCGGCGGGGCAGCAGGGCACCGGGGCGCTCAATAACTTCCAGGCCTCCCGCGAAGGAGTCCAGGCGCTGCAGAAGTTCGCTCAGGGGCCGACGGGGCCCTCTGCGGCGGAGGCCATGCTGAGGCTCCAGGCGGCCCGGGACAGGGCTGCCACGCTCGCGAGAGCCCGCTCTGCGCGGGGAGGCGCCGGGGCGGTGAACGAGGCGATGAAGGTGGCTCAGGCCGAAGGCGCGGCACAAGCCTCCGACACCCGGGGACAGCTCTCCTTGGTCCAGGCGCAAGAGGCAGCCCAGCGGAGACAGGAGTCCCTCTCGGCGCTCACCTCCGCAGGCCAGCAGATGGGCCAGGCAGACGCGACCCAGCTCGGGGCCATCCAGGCTGCCGGGGCTCTCGGGGTGCAGGGCGCGACGGCCGCCGGCAATCTCGCGGTGCAGGGGCAGACCGCGGCCACTCAGGCCGACCTGACAGGCTCTCAGCAGGGCCTGCAGGCGACACAGATCCGAGCCGACATCGCGAACAACATCCGGGCCATGGACATCGACCAGGCGAAAGCCCAGCTGGGGGCCGACCTGCAGACGATGGGCATGAACGACGAGCAGACCCGGTTCTTCGCGGGGCTCGGCGAGCAGGCGAGGCAGGCGGGGATCCAGGCGCAGATCCAAGCCCAGCAGTCCGGCATCGGCGCCGACCAGGCCGCGGCCGCGGTGGCGCTACAGACGGGGCAGCAAGCCTGGCAGATGCTGACCACCGAGCAGCAGATGCAGCTCACCCGGATGGGCATCGAGCGCGGGGTCATCCAGGCGAACCAGGCCAACGCTCAGGCGCAGACCCAGCAGACCATGGGCTTCCTCGGCACGCTCATGATGGCAGGAGCGACGGTGGCGAGCGATCGCACGGCGAAGCGGGACATCAAGAGGATCCGGAGCCTCGCCGACGATCTGCGCAAGACCCCCGGGTCGAGCTACCGCTACAAGAGCGCAAAGCACGGCAAGGGCGAGCACACGGGCCCCATGGCGCAAGACCTGGAGAAGACCAAGGCCTTCCGGAGCGCGGTGGTGGAGCGCAAGGGCATCAAGACCGTGGACACGGGACGGCTGGTGATGAGCCACCACGCGGCCCTCTCTGACCTGCAGAAGCAGATCGACCGGCTGGAGAAACTCGGCCGAAAGAAGGGCGCGGCCGCCTGATGGCCAACATCTCGCGGTTCGTTCCCCTGGATGGGATGGCAGATGCAGACGCCCGAGGGGCAGGCACCTTCCATTTCGACGACGGCACCTCGATGGTGGCGGAAGATCCGGAGCTGGCCGACCTGGTGAAGAGCTACCAGGACACCCTCCCGCAGATGGAGGCGCAGCCGGACCTACGGCTCGCGAGCAACGACGCCTTTGCCGATCCGTCGGCGCTCGGCGCGGACGCGTTCGGCGCGGCGCCTGTGGCCCCGGCACAGGTCGCCGACTTCCTCCAGAATGCCCGACCTGACACGGGCCCCAGCATTGCCCTCAGCCAGCCCTACACGCCTAGCTCCGGTCACGTAGCCCCGGAAGCCGGCTCGCATGCGGCAGCCACTACCGCGGCCGCGGGGCAACACCAACCCGCTGCGCCTGGACCGGAGCCGATGGCGGGCGACCCCGCCCTGCCTGCTCCCGCCTCGGACGCGTCGCGCGCGGCAGACCTCCACCGTCTGGCAGGCGAGCAGGCGCTGAGAGGCCACTACGTTCCCGGGCAAGCCGCGGGGTACTCCCCTGCCCAGCGAACCGGCGCGCTCGATCCGGAGGTGGCCAAGAGGCAAGCCCAAGAGCGCGGAGCCGCGAACGACAACGTCCTGCAGACCACGGAGCAGAGCCGCATGGCGGAGGCGGAGGCCCTGCGGAAGAGCGCCCTCGACGAGGCGATGCGCATCAGCGTGCAGAAGGCCGAGCAGCAGCGGGCCGCCGACGAGGCGGAGGCCAAGCGCCAGAGGCTGCTGGCCGAGCGGCGGAGGATCAATGATGCGAAGATCGACACCTCGTTCGCTCAGGGCAACGGCTTCCGGCAGGCCATGGCGCTCCTCGGCTCGGCCCTGCTCGGGGCCACCGGCAGCGACGCGGGCCTGCGGATGATCGAGAGCAACATCGACAATCACGTCCGCAAAGAGATGCAGATCAAGGGCAGCAAGCTCCAGGCCCTCGCTGAAGAGCTGGGCAGCGAGGAGCAGGCTGTGGCCGCGGCCAAGAGCAAGCTCTATGACCTGGTGGGCAAGGAAGCCGCGAACGCCGGCAAGCTCTACGACGCCGCCAAGATCGAGCACCAGACCCCAGCCATTCTCTCAGCCATCAAGCAGCAGGCCACGGCCAACGACCAGGAGCAGGAGCGGCAGAGTCTCGGCAAGACCGTAGAGACCTACCATCAGGGCAGAGCCGCGGGACGGACCGGGCCCGATCTGGAGGGAGCCGCCAAGCACTTCGAGGCCGCCAACAAGCTCGCGCCAGCGGAGAGAGAGCAGCTCACCAAAGACCTCTCGGCGGGAGAGGCCACGGACTTCACCGCGCGCATGGAAGGGCTCGCGGACGGCGAGCACGCCATGAACGAGATCGACCAGAACATCGGCATCCAGCGGGACGGGGCCGGGGAGATCGCCAACCGCGAGACCCTGAAGAAGCAGAACATCGAGGGGGCTGGCTTCTTCGGCGGGCGCCTGCCGAATGCGGCCCTCTCGGAGAAGGGCTCCGCGCTCAGTCGAGCCGTCCTCCGGATGACCCGCGCCAACGTGAAGGCCACGAGCGGCGCCACAGCGAGCGATCAGGAGTTCGAGCGCGCCGAGAGCGACACCCCGCTCACCGACGAGAAGGACTTGCTGAACGCCACGACCGAGAAGCGCCGGCAGTGGCAGAAGGACTACGCGAAGGCGGTCACCCTCTACGGCAAAGACCGGGTGGAGAGGTTCCTCGGGGGCTACCGAGGGACCCGCGGGTCCATCAACGCGCAGCGGGGCCAGACCAGTAGGACGGCGCCCGCCAAGGGCAGGGTTCTGCAGATCGACGGGGAGAGCTGATGCCGGGTCCTCTCCGAAGCGGCGGCAAGCTGGTCCTGGTCGCCCCCGGGACGGGCGAGCTCATCCTCTCCGATGACGAGACGGCGGCTCAACAGCTGGGGGCGGGCTATCAACCGGCGACCCCCGAGGACGTCGAGAGGCACAACACCCAGGAGCAGTACGGGAGCATCGCGCAGCAATCCCTCGCACAGGCCGAGCGCGCCGTCCGCGGGGCGACCCTGGGGCAGGTGGAGGGCTTCGGCTCCGAGGAGGACATCCGGGGCCGCGCCGAGCTATCGGAGGAGGAGCACCCGTACCTCTCGTTTGCAGCCGACGTGGCCCCGGACATCGCCCTCTCGATCGGCACGGGCGGCGTTGCTGGGCTCGCCACGGGGGCAGGGAGGGTCGCCGCCAAGGGAGCGCTGAAGGGCGGCGTGCGGGCAGCCCTGGGGGCCGCTGCGAAGGCCGCGCCCCGGGCCGCGCTCATCGGTGAGGCACTCGGCGGCGGGGCCGTGGCGGCCTCACAGGAGGCCTTCTCGGAGGGTCGGCAGTTCCTCCACGACGACCCCGTCGAGGACGCCTACAACATGCTCTTCTGGTCGGGGCTCGGCGGGGCCCTGTCTGCCGTCCCGGGGGCAACCCGCGTGCTCAAGGGGGGCAAGGCCACTGGCGAGCTGGTGACGGAGGCCGAGCTTCAGGCAGCGAGGGAAGCCGGCGAGCTCTCCCGCGCCCGGGAGGTCATGCCGCTACCGGAGGAGGCCGGAGCCAGGACCCGAGGGGAGCCGACCACGAGCGACCCCGCCACGGTCGAGCAGTACGCCCGCGCGGGCAACGAGATCCCGCCCCCGTCGATGCGCCCCCCCGCGAGCGAGGCCGCCGTGCCGGAGAGCGGCACCGTGCTCAAGGCGACCGGGGAGACCGTGGAGGGAGCGGCCCCCGCGGCAGAAGCCGTCGAGCAGGCGACCCCCTTGGACGCGTACGTGGCGAGCTTCGAGCCTGCTCAGCAGGCCGAGGTGCTGGACGAGATCGAGCACCAGATTCTGGAGCGCTTCGAGGAGCTGGGGAAGCGACCAGGCAAGCCCGGATCCCGGAGCTGGCAGACCATCGAGGACGAGATCGTCCAGGCCCGCATCAAGGAAGCCGGCGGCGAGTTCACCCCCGTTCCGACCCCCGCCGCTCCCAAGCCGCTCGAGGTAACACCGGGGTCCGCTCAGAGGGCGACCGAGGCCACTGCCGATCGCGGGGTGGCCCGGGCGGAGCGAGAGGCGCTCAAGAGCGAAGCAGAAGACGTGGTGGAGCGCGTGGCCCGGGGAGAGTCGCCCATTCGGGAAGGCGGGGGCTGGACCCGGGACGCGCGCCTCGCCCGCTACCAACCGGAGATCATCGAGGTCGCGACCAAGGAAGCGCGCAGCGACCTGAACGAGCTGAACAAGCTCAGCCAGGGGATCCGAGAGCGGGCCGTCAAGCAATCGGACGTGGCCAAGAACATCAGCGACAACCTGTCCGGGCAGCAGTCGGCGGCCAGGCAGATCGCCTTGGCGGGCAGCGAGCTCGCCGGCAGCCTCCGGGCAGACGCCATGGCGCTCGGCAAGGCGCTCGGCAAAAAGCGCCCGGCGTACTTCTCGGGCACGGCCCGGGACCTGGCCCTGTCCCTCGTGGAGCGGACCAAGCGCATCGGCGAGATGACCGATGGGGCTGCCATCTTCAACGAGCTGGATGACCTCAAGCGCATCGTCGACTCGCACAAGGTCGCCCTCGAGCAGGGGTCTCGGAAGAGCGCTAAGGACCCCCTTGCCTATCAGAACCTCATCCCGAGGGTGGAGGAGTTCGCGAACCAAATCCGCTCCCAGCTGGAAAGCGTGGAGACGTTCGGTCGCGCGGGCGAGATGCAGAGGGCCTACAACGCGACCTATCACAACAAGTGGTTCCCCGCGAAGCAGGTCTTCGAGGACGCGGTCTTCAAGGTCACGGGCAGGGACTACAAGGCCTTCAGCACCATGGACGCGTGGGAGAGCAAGATTACCCAGCTGCTCTCGTCTCCCAACACCGGAGAGCGACGCCACGTGGTCGACATGCTCGACGCCTTGAAGGAGATGGCCGAGCAGCGAGCCAAGTACGGCACGGCCTCGAAGGCGGAGACGGGACGAATCACGGAGCTGGTCGACAAGATCCACCGCACCTTCGGCCTCGCCGATGAGACCACCGCGGCGGTCCGCCGGATGCAGGACGTCAACACGGTCGCCACCGGCATCGGTGGGGCTCTCGGGGCTTTGGCTGGGGGTCTTCCCGGTGCCATCCTCGGGGGCGGCCTCGCCAAGGGAGTGGGCGAGTTCACCACCGGCAGATTCAGGAACGCGTTCTCGAACCTTCGGGAGGCCACCGCCAACAGCGTGGAGCGGAGCGTGGACGACTGGATCGAGACGAGCAGGTCCCGCGGCGGCTCGAATGTCCCTGCCCGAAAGCGCGCGGCCAAGCTCAGCCCCGAGGACCAGCAGGCGCTCTCGACGGCCAAGCGCCGGGGCGCGACCATCGGCTTCAGTCAGTTCCTCGGAGAGGACGACTCGCCGCAGAGCGCGTACGCGAAGAAGCGCGACGCCTTGATGGACGACGAGAAATTCGCGGCCGCCTTCAGCGACGAGTTCGGCGACATGGCGGCCGAGCACCCACAGGCGTACCTCGTGGCCGCGGGCAAGGCGGCAGAGGTCCGGAAGTTCCTGCTCGACCGGATGCCGACCAGCATCGCGATCAGCATGCGCAACCCCAAGGGCTATCCGCCCACCAACGAGAGCATCGAGGACTGGAGCGTCTACTACAACGCGGCGACCGACCCCCGGAGCGTGCTCAAGTCGCTCTCCCGGGGAGACATCCGCCCCCAGGAGATCGAGACGCTCCGGACGCTCTATCCGCAGAGGTACGAGCAGCTGCAGTCGTCGATGCTGACCAAGATCACCACCGCTACGGAGGCCGGCGAGGAGCTGGACGATCAGTTCCTCATGCGGATGAACCTGCTCTTTGACCTCGACGGGGCGGGCTCTCCCGCGTTCAGCCAGAGGGCAGCCAACGTGGCCAGGAGCTACGTCCCGCCGGAAGCTCAGGCCGCGCAGAGCCAGAAGCCGTTCGCGCCGAAGATGGCCTCCCGGGTCAGCCCCAGCAACGTGGCCATCACGGGGCCCACCTACGGCACCTTGAGCTAGGAGTCAGCTAGAGCGCTGTCTCCTCGCCTCCACGGCCCTCTGCCCCTCCGGCGACTGCTCCCACCTCTGCCTCACCTTGCGGGCCCAGAGGGAGTAGCGGCGGGGGTCTTGGAGGAGGGCGAGGAAGCGCTCTTCGGCTTCGGTGAGGGGGTCGTCAGGCATCGCCCTGACACTGGTATTGGTGGCGAGCGCTCTCGACCCAAATGAGACCCAGCGCCGGGCACATGATGGCTCCTCTCCTGCACTGCTGCCGGCGCGGGGAGGTGCAGGGGCGGCGGTGTGCCTGCTTCTGCTCGTGGAGCCAGCCGAGCACGCACGCCTTGCTGGGCTCCCAGTCGCCAAACCAGGGCGTGCCGTACCCCCGGGCCCGGCACGCGCTCCAGCGCTGCTCCAGGGTCGAGCAGGGGGTCATTGCCGAATCCACATACCGCCTTCCGTTGCGCAGTTGCACCCGATGACCCGCACGGTGCCGAGCGCTCCCGGGATGGTCCTGCAGCGCGCAGGCTTGCCGCACATCGGGCAGTCGACGATGGTCTCTGGAGGGTGAGGCTCGCCGCGGTCCTGGTAGGCCTTCACCATCGCCTTCAGGTCGTCGATCGCGCTCACCCCGTCATCCTCCTCAGCTGGTCGACGGCGTCCTGAGCGCTCGTGGCGGTGATGCGGGGGTAGCCTGGGGTGCGCGCCCGCCACTTCAGCTGGGCCTTCGTGTAGCGGACGGGCGGCACCTTCACCTCCACAGGCAACCAGTAGTGCTGCAGGTGGCCGTTCACGAGCCGGCGCTGGAGCCCCACGAGCAAGTCCTCGCACCCGCCACCGACCCCGCTGAGATCCATGACGGGGAAGCCGAGCGCCTCGATGGCCTCCCGGATGGCCCTCTGGTTCTGGTCGTCCTTGCCCTTGGCGGCGGGGTTTCTCATGGCAGGTTGCTCATCCAGCGGAGGACCACGTTGCCGATCCCGGTGAGCACGCTGCCAGCGAGAGCCTTCTCGTCGCTCCACTGCCGGTGCAGGAACTTGATGTCCTTCAGGTAGCCGTGCAGGCGCTCGCTCTCCAGGCGCACCCGGACCCGCTCCAGCTCCTCTGCGGTCTCCCTCAGCTCCCGTTCGGCGATGTCCGCGCGGCGGTCGCTCCGGCAGATGGGGCAGGGCCCGGCGATGCCGTGGTTG